TTTTGGGGCTAAATATAAGGTTACGGAATTATCGTGATATTTATAGATATATATTAGTATAAACAAACCAAAATATAAAAATGGAAAACAAACAGTTATCGCAAGAAGAGTTACAATTGATTAATGAATTAAGAACAGAGTTCGCTAATGTATTTGCTAACATCGGTTCAGTTCAATCAAGAATCAAAGAATTGGAAGAAGAGAATGAAGTAAACTATGACGCTTTAAAAGAAATTCAAAAAAAAGAGGCGGATTTATTTGAAAAATTAAAAACTTCATACGGAGAAGGAACGGTAGATTTAATAACAGGAGAATTTAAACCCGCACAATAATATTTTGGAGGTTTCTTTTGATATTTATAGTAGTAAACAAAAATTAAACAACGATTAATATGGCAGAGAAAATTGTATCGCCTGGTGTATTTACGAGAGAAAACGACCTTTCTTTCTTACCACAGGGTATATCACAAATAGGTGCAGCGGTTGTAGGCCCAACAGAAAAGGGACCTGCATTTGTTCCTACATTGGTAACATCACAAGCGGAATATGAACAAATCTTCGGAACACCGAAAGATTATTACACAGGTTATACAGTACAGAATTATTTAAGAGATGCCGGTTCGGTAACCGTAGTTAGAGTAGCTGGAGTTGATGGATACCAAACTTTAGCAGGTTCTGGTAATGGTACATTTGGTATCGTAGTTAATGATGGTACAGGAGACCACGTCTTAGCAATCTTAGAAAATACTGAAACTGCTGTAACGGCATCGGTTGCTATTACAGGTGATGATACAGGTGGGACCATCGATTTAGCAGTAGATGGAACTACTTATGTAGTTGATATAAATGCAGATGGTGCGGCATCTGTTGATAAAGTATTTGGAACAACGCCATCATCTTCTAAAAAGAAGTACACTAATTTATGGTTTGACCTTACTCAAGTAACTTCATCAGCTAACTTTGATTATTCTAATTTAGCTAATGCGGTAACAAGTATAACTTCATTTCCTCCTCAACAATTTTCATCATCAATTGAAACAGCGTATTCAAACGCATATACTCCTTGGATTCAATCTCAGAAATTTGATGGTACTAACAGATATGACCTATTTAAAGTTCATACATTGGCACATGGGGAAACTGAAAATACAAGATTTAAAATTCAAATTTCAAACATTAAATCTTCGTTAAGTGGTAGTTATGGAACATTTAGCTTGACAGTTAGAGAGTTTGGTGATACTGATAAGAGAAAGGTAATTTTGGAAAGCTATAGTAATCTGACATTAGATTACACATCTCCTAATTTTATTGGTAGAAGAATTGGTGATAGAACTATAGCAATTGCATCAGATGGTAAAATTACCGAAACTGGTGATTACTCAAATAAATCAAAATACATTAGAGTAGAAATTAAACCAGAAGGATTCTACCCAATCGAAGCAGTTCCATTTGGGTTTGGTGCTTATACTATACCTGTTAATTTTGGTGCAACCGCATTGGCAGATAACTTCCCAACTATAAGATTTACATCGGCTTCTGTTTGGAGTACGGGTTCTTACTCAAGTGGTGTTGAGTTTGGGGATTCTATAGCAACTAGTGCAAAAAATAACTTAAATTATTTTAAAGCTATACCATTTGGGGCAAGCGTTGGTAGTAATACTGCTTTCGCATTAGATAATTCTTCTTTGGTAAATGGTTGTAATTTAGCGGCAACTTATACAAGTGATGCTAATACCATTGCTAAGAGAAATTTCTGTATTGCATTTCAAGGTGGATTCAACGGAGTTGACCCAACTGTAGATATATTAAAAGGAGCATCTATCATTGATACCAATACTCAAGGATTTGATTGTTCAACATCAACTGCAAGTGGTACAAAAGCTTACGTTAAAGCATTGAATACACTTTCTAATCCAGATGAACTTGATATTAATTTATTAGTTACACCTGGTATCATCAGAAATCAACATAGATATGTATCAACTAAAGCTATGGATTTATGTGAAGCAAGAGAAGATGTATTTTATATCGCAGATTTTGTTGGTGCAAACGATAGTATAACTGAAGTAGTAGAAGAGGCATCATTAGTTGATTCTAATTATACTGCAACTTACTACCCGTGGGTTAAAACAATTGATACTATAACAAACAGAGTAATCGCTGTTCCACCATCAACACTATTAGTAGGTACATATGCACAAAACGATAGATTGGGTGCAGAATGGTTCGCACCAGCTGGTTTAAATAGAGGTGGTATTCAGGGAGCGGTACAAGTAATGAATAGATTAACTCAATCTGAAAGAGATACATTATACGAAGGAAAGGTAAACCCAATTGCGGCATTCCCTGGACAAGGTATTAGTGCATTCGGACAGAAAACATTACAAGAAAGTTCATCTGCATTAGATAGAATCAATGTGAGAAGATTGTTAATTAACTTGAAGAAGTTCGTTGCATCTACATCAAGATTCTTAATATTCGAACAAAACACAGGACAGACAAGAGCTAAATTCCTAAATACAGTAAACCCTTACTTAGAGAGTGTTCAACAAAGACAAGGACTTTACGCATTTAGAGTGGTTATGGATGAAACAAATAATACACCAGATGTAATTGACAGAAACATTTTACAAGGTTCTGTGTTCTTACAACCTGCTAAAACTGCTGAATTTATCGTAATAGATTTCAATATCTTACCGACTGGAGCAACTTTTAGTGTATAATTTGAATAACTAATATTTATATAAAATAAAGTAATAAAATGGCAGAAGTATTAGAATTTAACGAAATGTTTTATACCAATTTCGAACCAAAGATGAAGAACAGATTCATCGTGGAAATCGATGGTATTCCTTCATACTTAGTAAGAGTGGCAAACAGACCAACAATTCAGTTTGAAACAGTTGTATTAGACCATATCAACGTAAAAAGAAAGTTGAAAGGTAAAGGAGATTGGCAAGACGTGGCCCTTACATTATTCGACCCGATTGTTCCATCTGGAGCACAGGCGGTAATGGAGTGGATTAGAACATCTCACGAATCATTAACAGGTAGAGATGGATACGCAGAATTCTATAAGAAGGATGTGGATTTCTATATGTTAGGTCCAGTAGGTGATAAGATTGAGCAATGGAAATTAAAAGGAGCATTTATCTCTCAAGCTAACTTCGGTGACTTGGATTGGAGTAATGCTACAGACCCTGCATCAATCGAAATTACTTTAACTTACGATTACGCAATCTTAGAATTCTAATCAAAAATAAAATATAAAAGGGGAAACAGAAATGTTATCCCCTTTTTTTGTTTTGAAAATTTGTGATATATATATTTATATACAAACAATAAGTTATTATTATGGCAGACAAAAATTATGAATTCCCAACTGAGGTTATATCATTACCATCAGAAGGAAAATGTTACCCTGAGGGGCATCCATTGGCGAGCGGACAAGTTACGATAAAGTATATGACCGCAAAGGAAGAAGATATTCTTTCTTCACAGAACCTAATTAAAAAAGGTATAGTATTAGATAAGTTGTTAGAATCTGTAGTAGTAGATACATCAATCGATGATTTAGTTACAGGTGATAAGAACGCTATTATGTTAGCAACTCGTATTTTAGGATATGGTGCTAATTATCAAGTTGAATTAACAGACCCTTTTAGTGGAGAAAGACAGCAAGTAACAATCGATTTATCCAAAGTAAAAACAAAGGATATTGATTATACTAAATTAAAAAGAGATAATAAATACGAATTTACTCTTCCTCAGACTGGTAAGAAAATCAAATTTAAATTATTATCACACAGAGATGAGAAAGATGTTCAGGCGGAAGTTGCAGCATTAGAAAAATTATCAAAAGGGGCTAATCCGGTTGAAGTTACTACTAGATTAAGAAAAATGATAATCGAAGTAGAAGGTAATGCAGAAAGAGGATTCATTAACAATTGGGTAAGCAATCAGTTATTGGCGCAAGATAGTAGAGCATTGAGAGCTCATGTTAGAGAATTTGCACCTGATTTGGATTTGAAATTTCAATTCACTTCGGATATAACTGGTGAGACGGAGGCGCTAGATATACCATTTGGGGTTTCATTTTTTTACCCTTCCAACTAATTACTCTACCCAACTTCATGAAGAAATTTGGAGCTTGGTTCAATATGGTAATGGGTTCACTTGGAAAGATGTATATACGATGCCGATACATTGGAGAAGGTTCTATCTTAAGAAATTGATAGACCTTAAAAAGAAAGAAAAAGAAGAGCATGATAAGATGAGTAGGAAGGTTAAAGCTCCATCATCTAAAGTAAGAATGAGATAAAATAAGGGGAGTAATATCCCCTTATTTTTTTATCCAATATTTATATTAGTAAAAATATACTCACAATGAAACAACCTATAAAAGAAGGGATTCTTAACAAATTCGTAGATAGTTTTATGGATTCCTATAAAAGAGGATTAGATAAGTATTTCATAGAAAAATCTGCGGAAAGAAATCCAGAATTAGCAAAAGCACTTAGAAATACAAGTGATTCTTTAGATGATTTGCAAAAAATCTTAGATAAGATTAATAAGAAGAAATAATTAAATGTCAGATAAAGTAAAACTAATTAATGCCGAAGCTAAGGCAACCGAAAATTTAGCCAGACAACAGGCTGACCTAGCTGCTGCTCAACAAAGGGGTGATGCGGATGCTATTGCTGACTTGCAAGAAAAGATTAGTAAAACCGAAGCCTATATTAACAAAGCAAAAGGTATAAAAACCACTGTTTCGGATTTTAGTGATTTAGCATCTCAGATATCCATATCAGAAAGAGCAACTACTGCGTTAGGTAAGTCGTTCACTTCAATGGATAAACAACTTAAATCATTAACTAAGATTCAAGTTAGTTTAACTGACCCCGCTGATATAACATTTGCCGCTGAATTTGCAAAAAAAGGATTAGCGGTTGCCGAAGCACAGAGAGATGTTTTAGCTGCAGCATCGGGTACTAAAGAAGAACAACAAGCGGCAGCGGCTAATTTACAATCCCAAACAGATAGTTATCAACAGCATATCAAAGATAACGCGACAATAATAGCGGGTAATTCACAATTGTCTAGTATAGTAGGAGATTTTAATAAAAACTTAGTAGCTGCGAATCGTGAACTTGAAGTAATGCATGGATTGACTGATGCTGAAGTAGAGGCATACAAAGAGTTGAATAAAGAAGCGGCGGAGATGAAAGGTAGATTAAATGCAATTTCAAATCAAATAACTGCGGCATTAAAGAAACCATCATTGGCAATTGGATTACTCATAGTTGGAGTAGGTAAAGTTGTTGGTAAGATGTTTGAGATGCAGAAAGCATTTGGAATGGTAGGTCAGGGAATCAACGGATTTACTGCATCAGCTGGAGTGTTAGGAATGGTATTTAAAGAATCTCAAAGTTCAGCTGAAGGTTTAGTAGATAATTTAGGTGATATGAATGAAGCATCATTTGGTACTCAATTGAATACCAATTTGATTGCAAATAATATGGGTATAAGTGGTACTGAGGCAGCATACCTAACATCGGAGTTTGGTAAGATGAGAGGTTCAACTTCGGACCAAGCAGCTAATATGCTTAAATCACTTCAGGCTACTGCAAAATTAAGAGGTGTTTTACCTTCAGCAGTAATGAAAGATTTAGCTGCTAATGGAGAAGCTTTTGCAAAATATGCAAAAGGAAGTGGCGATAACATTAAAAACGCAGCTATACAAGCTAGACAATTGGGTGTAACTTTTGCAACTACTGCTAAAATAGCAGATACATTATTAGATTTCGAAACTTCAATTGAAAAAGAATTAGAAGCTAGTGCAATGTTAGGTAAAGACCTGAATTTAAGTAGAGCACGAGAGTTATTCTATATGGGTAAGCAGGAAGAGGCGATGTCTGAAATACTTAGACAGTTGGGGGATAAGGCTGAATGGGATAGAATGGATGTGTATCAAAAAGATGCAGCAGCTGCAGCATTAGGAATAAGTGTGGCGGAATTAGAGAAGATGTATATGAATCAGCAGAATATTGCTGAAAATGCTGGTACAATAACTGAAGACTTTAATGCAATAAAGGAGAGTGTAAGTGCGATAGTAAACGAATGGGGTGGAGGATTTATAAGTGCATTAGGAAAGGGTGTCATATTAATGGGTCAATTGGGTACAGGAATGAGTTCAATAGGAACGGCTATGAAAACTTTAAACTCTTTTTCTGGAGGTCTTTTAATGAAAATGTGGGGATGGGTTACTGCGAGTGCATCATGGCTTGCTAATTTGGTAAAAGCCGGTGCAATGAAAGTTTGGGAGTTCGTTACAGGAAAAGGTGGTGGCGCAACGGATACTGTGTTAGATAAAGCAAAGGATAGTATAACTGATAAAGTACAAGATAAAGTATCGGATAAAGCAGAAGATTTAGTTGATAATAAAATAGATTCAGTAACCTCACCTGAAGGTGTCGAAGGAGCAACTGATGCAGTTAATAAGGATAAATCAATGGGTGATAAACTTAAAGATTTATCAAAAGGATTGAAGGCAATGGGAGATAATAAAGTTCTTAGAGGAGCTTTAAACTTAATACCAACAGGATTAGGATTTTTATTATTAACTCCTGGATTGATAGGTATGTGGGGGGTTTCTAAATTTGCGGATGGAGCAGGTAAAGGATTAGGTGAATTGGCAAAAGGATTGAAAAAAATGGGTGATGGTTCTGTGATGATGGGTTCATTAGCATTAGCAGTATCATCATTAGGATTTATATTAATTATTCCTGGTATAATAGGAATGGCATTACTATCAGTATTTGCAGCACCAGCCGGAATAGGATTGGGATTGTTAGCAAAAGGATTGAATAAAATGGCTCCAACTATTCCTGGTTCAATAGCATTAGGTGCAGCAGCAATTGCATTTACATTAATGATTCCTGGAGCAATTGGTATGGCGTTATTTGGAGCAGCAGCGGGTATGGCAGCAGCAGGATTAACAGTATTAGGGCCCGCGTTGGCATCATTCGGTGCAACCGCTGGAACTGTAGGTTGGTTAGGTGTTGCGGTAATATTAGCATTAGCAGGAGCATTCACAATATTTGCATTTGGGTTAAGTTTATTAGTTCCATTAGTAAAAGCGATTGGT